AGGTTCTATGTCTGCCAGTGACAAATCTAAATTAGATGGTATTGAAGCTTCAGCCACAGCAGACCAGACAGCAGCAGAGATAAGAACTTTAGTTAATAGTGCTAGTGACAGCAATGTATTTACTGACGCAGATCATTCCAAGCTAGACGGTATAGAAGCTTCTGCGACTGCTGATCAAACCGCTAGTGAAATTAAAACAGCTTATGAAAGTAATAGCGATACTAATGCTTTTACAGATGCGGAGAAAACTAAGTTAAGTGGTGTAGAAAGTAATGCAACAGCAGATCAAACTAACTCAGAAATAAAAACTGCTTATGAAGCAAACTCAGATACAAACGCATTTACTGACGCAGAGAAAACAAAACTATCAGGAGTTGAAACAAGTGCTGATGTTACAGATGCCACTAACGTAGATGCAGCAGGGGCTATTATGAATAGTGACCTTGATGGTAAAGGTGAACTATTAGTTGGTGATGGGTCAGGTGACCCCACAGCCCTTGCTGTTGGTACTAATGGTTATGTATTAAAAGCTAATAGCAGTACAGCTACAGGTCTTGAATGGTCTGCTGCTGGTAGTGGTGGTGATGTAAACCAAAATGCCTTCTCTACTATTGCAGTATCAGGTCAGTCAAACGTAGCTGCTGATAGTGCTACAGATACTTTAAATATTGCTGCTGGCAGTAACGTGACTGTCACAACTAATGCTGGTAGTGATACTGTTACTATTTCTTCTACAGATACCAACACTACATATAGCGTAGGAGATGGTGGTCTTACACAAAATAACTTCACTGATGCGTTAAAAACAAAACTTGATGGTATAGCTGCAAGTGCAAATGTAGGTCTTACTGATATTGTTGGTGACACTACACCACAATTAGGTGGTAACTTAGATGTACAAAGCAGTGAAATAACTACAAGTACGTCTAACGGTAATATTAAACTTAATCCTAATGGTACAGGTGTTGTTGAAATTAAAGGTGATGGTAGTAGTTCTGATGGTACTATCCAACTTAATTGCTCACAAAACAGTCATGGTATAAAACTAAAATCCCCACCTCATAGTGCAGGTGCTAGTTATACTCTTACATTTCCTAATACAGATGGTAATGCCAATCAAGTTTTAAAAACTGATGGATCTGGTGGGCTTGATTGGGTAGATCAAACTACAGATACAAATACAACATACTCTGCTGGCTCTGGTTTAAGCCTTTCTGGTACTACATTTTCTGTTGATGCTATAGATAAAATTAGTGAAGGTAATACTGAAGCAGAAACAGTTGATACTGGTTCCGATGGACACTTTAAAGTAACTACAGAAGGAACTGAAAGATTAAGAGTTATAGCTGATGGTAAAGTCGGTATCGGTACTTCTACGCCAGGAGAACTTTTACAAATCTATGATGCGTCTGGTAATCCAACAGTTCACATAAGAGCCAATAATCAAAATACAGCATCATTCAAACTTGAAAATGATGATGGTAATTGGACTATCTCTTCTGGTACTTCTAGCTATCCTTTAAAATTTGCAGTCGGTGGTAGTGATAAATTTACAATACTGAATGACGGTAAGGTTGGTATTGGTACTACTTCACCTTCAACAGTATTAGAAGTAAACGGTAGCTTTAAAGCTGGTGGTCTTGCATATCCAACATCCGACGGCTCTGTTAACCAAGTGTTAAAAACAGATGGCAATGGAACTTTAAGCTTTGTAGATCAATCAGGAGGAAGTGGAGGTTTAAGTTCTGACTCACAAAACAACACTGTTGGAGGTACAAACGCAGGGGATAGCTTTTCTGGTACTGATGCAACAAACAATACATTGATTGGATATGATGCTGGTACTGACATCACTACAGGAGATAATAATACTTTTATAGGTTATAATGTTGGGTATGATCATGTATCTGGTTATTATAATACTTGCGTTGGTGTAGATATTAAATGTGGAGATGCAGTTAGAAATAATACACTAATAGGGTATAGAGCAGGTCGTGTAACTGATGGTGCTGCTCGTCAAGATACTTTTGTTGGATCAAGTGCAGGTGTTTCCTGTAGTAGTGGTGCTTATAATACTGGTATAGGTAATAGTTGTTTATATGGTTTGACTAGCGGTAATGGTAATGCATTTGTTGGCTCACAGGCTGGTCAAGCAATAACAAGTGGTTCAAAGAATGTAGGTTTAGGAAATAAAACCCTTGAAAATGTAACAACAGGATCTGATAATTCTGCATTAGGTGATCTTGCAGGTGACACTTTAACAACAGGGTCTAATAATACTTTTATAGGTCATGATGCTTTTCCAAGTTCAGCCACAGTTTCAAATGAAGTAACTATAGGTGACACTAATATTACCAAATTTAGAATCCCTGGTCTTAATAGTTTCGAGATAAACGATAGTGGTCAATTCTCAGGTGTAGCTTCTACTGCTTCTGGTACGGCTGGTGTAAGAGTGATTTATGCCTCTACATCATCACCTTCTGGTGGTGCAGATGGTGACATCTGGATTAAATACACTGCTTAAATTATGGCTGAACTTTATGTAAATGTTAGTGGTACTTGGAAAACAGCAAGTAACTATTACGTCAATGTAAACGGAACTTGGAAAGAGGGTAGTGAACTTCACGCAAAAGTATCTTCTGCTTGGAAAGAATCAGGTGGTACAGTATATGGCGGTACATCAGGTATTGTAAGTACAAACATAGTCCTTGACTTAAACGCTTCTAATGCCAGTTCTTATGGTGGAAGCGGTACTACTTGGAATGATTTAAGTGGTGAAGGCAACCATGCAACTTTAGTCAACAGTCCAACTTACAGTTCAAGTAATGGAGGATATTTAAGTTTTGATGGTAATGACGATCATGGAACTTTACCAGCAATTGATTTATCAGGTAATGAACTTACCTTTAGTATTTGGACTTATTCTCAGGCTAGTGGTGGTCAGTCATCTCTCATATTTTTAGGAGATAGTACTGCTACTGCAAAGGGTCGGATATTAAACATCCATTTACCTTATGGAACAACTTATTATTACGATAAAGGATTTGATGGAAGTAGTTACGATAGAATGTCAGGTGGGCTTCAAACTTCTGACCACTTAAATCAATGGGTTAACTGGTCATTTACAGCAAATGCTTCTACAGGAAGTATGAAAATATATAGAAATGCGTCGTTATATGCTAGTGCTACTGGTAAAACTAAAACTTTCACAAACGCAAATGGTGATATTAGAGTAATTGCAAAAAGAGGTACAGATTCTGCTCACTATGATGGATTTATATCGCAAATTTTATTATATAAAAAGGAACTAAGTGCTTCTGAGGTATTACAAAACTATAACGCTACTAAAGGTAATTATTTTGGCGATATCATTACAACAAATTTAGTTGTTTATCTAGATGCTGGAAAATATAATTCTTACACTGGCGGTGGTAATAATTGGACTGACATAAGTGGTAACAGTAATAATTTTACATTAACAAATAGTCCTACATTTAATTCTGATTTTGGTGGCATTATTACTCTTGATGGTACAAATGATTATGCAATATCTGCAACAGATGCTTCTTTCATGGACTTTGGTACTGGTGACTATAGCTTTGGTGTATGGTTAAGACAATCTTCGTTTGGTACTGGTGAAGCTGTTATTTCAAGTGAAGCTGATAATGGAACTAATACAGACGGATCATGGGTATTAGATAATTTAAATGGTTATAACTTCTTTACTAATACTTCTGGTAATTATTATCGACATTTTATAAGAGGAAGTTCTAGTAGTACAACATTGACAACTGGTCGAACTGCTAAAGCTGTTGATACTTGGTATTACGTTGTATGGGTAGCAGATAGAACAGCTAATACTGGAAAATTATATGTTAATGGAGTTTTAGATATAACTGAATCAAGTTATACTTCTGTGGATGTTGATAACAAGTATCTTAGAATTGGTGGTGGCAACACGCATGGTTCACTTGATGCTGATGTTGGACAGGTTCATATCTACAAAGGTAAAGCTTTATCAGCTAGTGAAGTACTAAGTAATTACAATGCCACCAAAGATACTTATGGTTATGCAACAGTCAGCGATCCTTCTGGAATAATAGCAACTGGTTTAGATATATTATTAGATGCAGGTAATTCTAATTCATACTCTGGTAGTGGTACGACATGGACAAACTTAGCACCATCAGGAACACCTTTTGGTAATGCCACATTAAGTTCTGCTTCAGGCACTAATACATATTCAAGTAATAACAGTGGTTATTTTGATGAATGTAGAGCATTTATAAGTATAGGTTCAAGTATTACATATCCAACCATGACGTATTCAGTTTGGTGTCGTCCTGACAACTTAGGTGGTTATCAAACATTAGTAGATCAAGGTAACGATAATTGGTATTTTGGTTTTCATGGCACAACGTTAATAACTTACGGCCCAGGTGCTTCAACAGGTTCTGGTGTTGTTGCAGATAATAATTGGTACAATTTAACAATGACACATACACAAAATGACGTTGTTAAATTTTATATAAATGGAATAAAACATTCACAAACAGGAGGTACTTATAATAACGCATCGTCATTTTTACAATGGAATTTTGGAGCTGCTCCTATAACAACTACAAGTGCTGGTAATGAAGGGTTTGAAGGTTATATTGCAGCAATAGCTATTTATAATAGGGCTTTATCTGCAACAGAGGTGTTACAAAATCACAATGCTCTAAAATCTAGATTTGGGTTATAATTATGAGTAATAAAGACAACGCAACTTATGATACAGGTGTACAAGTGGCACGCAACTATCTAATCATCCAAACCTCTGAACTTGATAAAGTAGATTTTTCTCAAGTCTTGGAAACCTCTGCTTCTACTGTCAGGAAATCTATTGACAATGCAAAAACATTTATCAAATGGGATGGTGATACAACACCAGCTTGTGTCAGCAGTTTGACAGGAACAGAAGGCCCATATACGAAAGATCAGTTTATGACTATACTAAATACAGATGCTTGGACTTCTGACGAAGAACCTTAAATTATGGCTGAACGCACCACTGATGAAATTGCTACTATTTTTACTAATGCTGGAGATAGTGTAACTGTAATTAACACACTTGCTGCTTTGTCGTCTCTTACTGATGAACAAAAAGATAAGATAAAAAGAAACGTTGAGCATCTTGAAATTATTAAGGCATATACAAAAGAAGATGGTACTACATCTATCTGGACATCTGAGGACTTTACTGCCCAAGACGCTGCTGTTACACTAGGTAAAACAAAATACTAATTTATGCCTAGAAAAACAACAGAAGAACTTAAA